TGAAGATCCTTTAACTCCATTAAATCAGAATTTTGTAACTCTTGAACAATTACAAGAACATTATAGACTATTTGTTAATAGAGTTCAACAACAATTAGCATCATTTGGTGGTGGAGGAGAAACCAAACTTCAATACCTTGATGATATTACAGGTATTGCCACCAATTTAAGTGCTTATGATGAAATGTATCTTAAAGTGGATACATCTCAACCTGCAGGTAAGAATTTCATATTTGCTAGTGCAGGTGCTGGTGGAACATGGGCTTCTGGTGCTGTTGGAGTTTGGACTGGTAGAAATGTAGGAATTGCAACTACTGCTAGGTCGAATTATGCATTATATGTTGATGGTGATGCATCTATTACTGGTGACCTTAATGTTACTGGTGATATGGTATATGATGAGGTAACAGGTAGAAACCTTAACATTACTGGGGTTGCTACATTTGCCGGAAATGTATCTGTTGGTGGAACATTAACCTATGAAGATGTAACAAATATAGATTCTGTAGGATTAGTAACGGCAAGAAAAGGAGTAAGAATAACCGAAGGTGGACTTGTTGTAACTGCTGGTGTTACAACGGTTGGATCGGCAATAACAATGGGTGGTGGCACAGTGACTGCTACTACTTTTGTAGGTTCTGGTTCTGGATTAACAGGAGTAGCATCTACAGATTATATCATTACAGGAACTGCTGCTACATTCAACAATCAAGTTAAAGTTCTTAATCTTAATGTTACTGGAGTTACTACTGCAACAACATTCTATGGTGATGGTTCAGGATTAACAGGTGTTGCATCTACTGACAATATTATTACTGGTACTGCTGCTACATTCAATAATCAAGTCAATATATTAAATGTCAGTGTTAGTGGTGCTTCTACTGTTACTGGCGATTTAACTGTTGGTGGAGATCTTAATGTTACTGGTGATATTGAATATGATGAAGTAACGGGTAGAAACTGGAATATAACTGGTATTGGTACAATTACTAGATTAAATTCTACCAATATTGTAGGCACTATTTCTACAATTACTAGATTAGATGCTACCAATTTAAATGTTAGTGGAGTATCAACCTTTAGTAATACTGGAGTAGGAACCGTTCATATTGGTGTTGGTACTACTGCACTGTTAGTTGATGGTGATGCAAGAGTTACGGGTATCCTTACAGTAGGTAGTTCATCTATTACTTTAGATGGTACTACTAACCAAATACAGATTGGTGGTGAAGAGAATGTTACTATTACTGCATCCAAAGTTACTATTGGTACAGGAGTAACGATTGATTCCACTGCATCTGGTATTAACTCTGCACCAAATGTTCTTTATGTTGCAAAAGATGGTGAAGATACTAATAATGGTACATCAATTGATAATGCATTTTTAACTATTAAAGCTGCTGTAGGTGCTGCTTCATCAGGAACTACAGTTAAAGTTCTTTCTGGTAAGTATACTGAGGCTAATCCTATTTCGGTTCCTGCTTTTGTTTCTGTTGTAGGAGATGATCAGAGAACTGTAGAAGTTACTCCTAGCACTACCAATAGTGATATTTTCCATGTAAGAAAGGGTGATAAGTTAGCAAATATGACTTTTAAAGGTCATGTAGCACCTGCTGCTGCGGTTGCTTTCCCAACTGATGAGATAGCAGAAAACGTAGGTGGTGGAAAGTGGAAAGGTCCTTATGTTCAGAATTGTACAAGTGATACAACTACAGGAACTGGAATTTATATTGATGGTGATCAAGCAAGATTATTAAAAGCAATGAATGTTGACTCTTTTACCCAGTATAATCAGGGTGGTATTGGAGTTGCTGTTACTAATGGTGGATTTGCACAATTAGTTTCATTGTTTACAATTTGTTGTAATGAAGCAGTTAAAGTAGATAAGGGTGGACAAGCAGATATAGCAAATAGTAATTGTAGTTTTGGAACTTATGGATTAGTTGCTAAAGGAGTAAGTGATCTTCAATATACAGGTATTGTTACTTCATCTGCTGCTATATCACAAGCAGAAGCAATAGTTAATGTTGATACTACTCAGTATACGATGAATAATTTTATATACAATAATGTTACTGGTATTGCGACTATTACTACAACTGCTGCTCATAATTTCCAAGTAGGAATGGGAGTGACTCTAGCAGGAATTGGATTAACTTGTGAGTATGGATCCAAGACGTATCCATATAAAAAACCTTCTATTTTCACTGTTGATTCAATTCCATCTACTACATCATTTGTGGTTAATGTTGGTATTTCAACAGTAGCTCATTATTATGCTGGTACTGGTTCAACAGCAGGAACTGCAAAGATTGACGTTGATAGACCTTATGATGGACAGACAGTATATTTTGATAAGTTATACAAACAAGTTAGTAAGATTACTGTTAGTAATGGAGGAAGTGGGTATACATCTACTCCTACCGTAACTATTGATGATCCTGATGGACCTAGTGGAGAAACTGCTTCTGCATATGCCACTTTAGAAGATGAAGCAATAAAATCTATTACTATTATTAGTAGTGGAAGTCAATATGAAGGAACCCCAGATGTTACTATTAGTGGAGGTGGTGGAAGTAGTGGAGCTGCGACTGCTAGTATGGATCCACTATACTATACAATAAATAGTTCAACATCCGTATCTTCAGGAATTACTACATTAACACTTGCTACCAATCTACTCAATACTGTTGGGGTTGGTTCTACAGCATACTTCTCTCAAGGAAGTAAAATAGTTGCAAGTTCTCATACATTTGAATATGTTGGTTCTGGTAATGATATTGTTACTGCTACTCCAAAACGAGGAGGTGTTCTTGACCAGGAAAATGAAGTTATTACTGAAGATGGTGGTAAGGTTCTTTATACCAGTACGGATCAGGCAGGTAATTTTAGAATAGGTGATGACTTGAAGATTAATCAAGAAACTGGTACAATTAGTGGAAGAGCCTTCAGTAAGAGTTTGTTCTCAGAAATGACACCGTTTATCCTAGCATTAAGTTAATATGGCACTCGCACTCAATAGATTTAAAACATATACTGCTACACTTACAACAAATAGTGCAACAATATATACTGCTCCAACAGGGTATACTGGTATCATTTTATATGCACATATAACCAATTATGCAGCAGCTGCAACTACTCTTACTATGTCTCATGTAAGAAGTGGAACAACTACACAAATTATTAGTGGAGCAAATGTTCCTGTTAATGATGCATATATCCCTTTAGATGGTAAATTGGTATTGGAGACTAGTGATTATGTTGTTGGACAAGCAGGTGCAAATAGCACTTTAAAAATTCTTCTTTCAGTATTGGAGACGGCAAATGCCTAAATTGATTAGTCAAGTTAATAGTCCTGCAGTAGGTATTAGTAGTGATGGAACTCTTTTAGGAGATGCAACGCAAATAAATTTTGAAAGTAATAGAGTTAAATATGATTCTAATACAGGGATAGCAACAGTCATGACCGACCCTTTAACTGTCATAGGTCTGTGATATAATATATAAAATAGAATATGGTATATTATGAATCGTGAAGAACGTCGTCAACACTTGCAACCAAAACCTCCCTTCAATAAGAATAAGTGGATCGTAATTGGTTTAGGGACTATACTTGGTATATCGCATGTTGGTATGATAGGGATGCTGGCTAATCGTTCTAGATTACCTGTAGTTAATCTACCTGTAGGACCTTATACTTCCTATCAGGTAAATGCTGGTGAGAAAGGATATACAATCAATTATCGTGCAAATGATCCTTTAGTAATGGAGGCAACCAGGAATATTAAACGTCCTGGAGGCTTTCTGGGGTTGGGTACAAAAACTATTCAAACAAGAGAACTCTACACGGTGGATGGGTCTCGACACTTGGAGAGTAACTCAATGGGAAAGTCCCTTAGCGACAAGAAAGTCGCATGTATTAAAGCAGAAGGTGGTGGAGAAGGAACAGGTAGAATGGTCGGCGGTGCAGTCGGTGCCACTGTTGGTACTTCTGGTCTCGCCTCTATTCCTTATGTGGGTTGGGTGCTCGCTGGTGCTGCTACTATCATCGGTATGGAGCAAGGAGCAGAGATAGGTGGAGAGATGGCAAAGGACTTTAGTGAGGCATGTGAAGAAGAAATAGAAGATAAATAAACATAGAGAGTCTATCTTTTAATGAAAAAATGCCCTCAAGGTGAATATTATTGCCATGATATGAAAAAATGTAAACCAATTCCGACTGGTTATCATACCACTCGTTTTGGATGGTTGGTACGTGATAAGGATGATGACAACAAGAAAAAAAATGGCAATGGCAATGGTAATGGTAATGGGTCCCATAACGGGAACGGAAATGGTAATGGCCATTCTAGCAATGGTAATGGTGGGAACGGCAACGGCTCTAATGGAGGAAATGGTGGAGGAGTAAGTGAATCCACATATATGCCCAGGAAGACAGGAAATATAATAACTGCTATGTTGGCATGGAGAGGAAAGGAGTATCATCTACAAATGTTTTTCCCTCATGTCAAAACCCCGTCACGCAGAGAAGTACAGGATCAAGTGAGAAAAGTGTATCCTAATGCTAAACTCTGGAATTACAAAGTTTCGAACTATGACCCAGGAGAACCCCTCCTCCAGATCGGAGGAAAGAAAAACTAAAGAGCTTGAAAATAAAGTCGATCAGTTAGAAAGGACATTAGAATTAGTAAAGAAAACCCTAGATCATGATAAACAAATGAATGCACAACAACCTAGACAATTTGGTAAATATGAAATGATGTGATTATGGATGACATTTATTTAGGTAATCCCAATCTAAAAAAAGCAAATGTTGCTCAAGAATTTTCTGCAGAGCAAATTCAAGAGTTTATGAAGTGTGCAGGTGATCCTGTATATTTTGCTAAAACTTATATGAAGATTGTTTCTCTTGATGAGGGACTTGTTCAATTTAAACCTTATCATTTTCAAGAGAAATTAATTAATAATTTCCATGATAATAGATTTAATATATGTAAGATGCCACGACAGACTGGTAAGTCTACTACTGTGGTTTCTTATCTCTTGCATTATGTGGTTTTTAATGATAGTGTTAATGTAGGTATTCTTGCAAACAAAGCAGCAACTGCTAGAGAATTATTAGCCAGATTGCAAACTGCATATGAGAACTTACCTAAATGGATGCAACAGGGTATTGTATCTTGGAACAAAGGATCATTGGAGTTGGAAAATGGGAGTAAGATACTGGCAGCTTCTACATCTGCAAGTGCTGTCCGAGGTATGTCGTTTAACATCCTCTTCCTCGATGAATTTGCGTTCGTTCCGAACCATATTGCAGACGCATTCTTTAGTTCCGTTTATCCTACTATTACTTCTGGTAAAACAACGAAAGTAATAATGGTTTCTACCCCTCACGGGATGAATCATTTTTATAGGTATTGGCACGATTCAGAAAGAGGAAAGAATGAATATATTCCTACTGAAGTTCATTGGTCAGAAGTTCCTGGTAGGGATGCTGCATGGAAATCCCAAACTATTGCCAATACATCTGAACAACAATTTAAAATTGAGTTTGAATGTGAATTCTTAGGATCGGTTGATACTCTTATTGCACCATCCAAACTTAGAACTCTTGTATATGAAAGTCCAATAACAAGAAATGCTGGATTAGATATTTACGAAAACCCAACCAAAGGTCATGATTATCTAATGACTGTTGACGTTGCAAGAGGAGTTGCAGAAGATTATTCTGCTTTTGTTCTTATTGATATTACAGAATTCCCCCATAGGATTATTGGTAAGTATAGAAATAATGAAATAAAACCCATATTATTCCCTAATGTAATATATGAAATAGCAAAAAAATATAATAATGCATTTATTTTATGTGAAGTAAATGACATTGGAGATCAAGTAGCATCCATTATTCATTATGATCTTGAATATGAAAATCTCCTTATGGCATCTATGAGAGGAAGAGCTGGTCAAGTTATTGGTCAGGGATTTTCTGGTAAGAAGACTCAAATGGGAGTCAAGATGTCTAAGACTGTTAAAAAGGTTGGATCACTTAATTTAAAAGCTCTTATTGAATCTGATAAGATTGTATTTAAAGATTATGAGATTATATCTGAATTAACGACATTTATTCAAAAGCATAATTCATTTGAGGCAGAAGAGGGATGTAATGATGACCTTGCTATGTGTCTCGTCATATATGGATGGTTAGTACAAAATGATTATTTTAAAGAACTTACTGACCAAGATGTAAGAAAAAGGTTATATGAAGAGCAAAAGAATCAAATAGAACAAGATATGGCACCATTTGGTTTTATGGATGATGGATTAGATGGTGAGAGTATTGTTGATAATGATGGTGATAGGTGGTTTGCTGCAACAAAAGCAGGGGATGAGTATGGTGATATGTCTCATATGTGGGAATATATGTCTTAATGGAATTTGATAAACAATTAAAACTAGGGCATTTATTGCTTGTCGATAGGAAGTGTAGGAAGTGCGGAGAAGAGAAAAATCTAGTAGATGGTTTTTATAGAACTAGAAAAAGTAGAGGAGCTGTTGCGTCCTCATATTCTTATGAATGCAAGATATGCACAATAAGAAGGATAGTAGAACGAAGAAAAAAGAAACCTTTTAGTGATTGGTCATATCCAGATTGGTAACTGTTCACTCCCAGTTTCCCCAATGAAAATGCCCTTTTGAATAAATATTTTCAGACAAACTGAGACTCGGAGAAAGACAACATGGCGACTCCTCAATTATCTCCTGGAGTACTGGTAAGGGAGGTTGACCTAACAGTAGGAAGAGCAGAGAATGTATTAGATAACATTGGTGCAATTGCAGGTCCTTTTGAAATTGGACCCGTTGATGATATTATCGAAATTAGTACAGAAGAACAATTAGTTAGTACTTTTGGAACACCAATAGGAACTGATGCACAGTATCAATACTGGTTGAGTGCATCATCTTTCCTTTCATATGGTGGAGTCCTTAAGGTAGTTAGGACTGCAGGTAGCAATCTGAACAATGCTAATGCAGGTGTTGGTATAGCATCAACAACAACTCTTCAAATTTACAACTATGATGATTATCTAAACAATCATCAAAGTGATGCAACATTTACTTACTCCACAAAGAACCCTGGAACTTGGGGCAATACACTCAAAGTTTGTCAGATTGATGATGCTGCAGACCAAACGATTGGTATTAGCACTAACAACTTGTATAATGCTGGTGCTCGTGTTGGATTTGCTGTTACTGCAAATATAGACGGACAAGTTATTCCAGGAATTGGAACCACTGGTTCAATTACAGGATTCCTTAAGGGAATTATTACTGGTGTAAGTACAGACTCTACTAATAGTAATAGTACCTTTGATGTTAAGATCACTGATAGAATATCAGCAGTTGGTGGTATAACTTCATACTTCCCAATTGATTATGCTGAAGGAAATGCTATTGCAGCATTTAAAGTAGATTCATCTGTTCAGTTCCTTAATAACTCTGGTGTTACTACTGGACACTCTGCTAGCGCAGCATATACTCCAGCAACAGTTAAAGACTGGTATGATGAGCAGACATTAGGACTTAATAATGCTACTGTTTACTGGAAGACGTTAGCACCTAAACCAATAAGTAGCAATTTTGTTACTCAAAGGAAGGGTAAGAATGACGGATTGCATGTTTGCCTTGTAGATGATGAAGGTAGATTAACTGGTATTAAAGGAAATATTGTTGAGAAGCATCTTAACCTTTCAAAGGCAAAAGATACAGTTTCTTCAGTAAATCCACCAGAAAAAACTTATTATAAGGATTATCTCGCACTTTATTCTGATAATCTTTACGCAGGTAAGAACCCATCTGCAGCAGCTGATGCTTACTTCGGTACTGCACCATTAGCAACTGGATTCTCAACATCATGCACTCCTGTTACAACTGGAGATGGTTTGTGGGGTCTAGATGCACAGGGTGTTACTTACTCTAGTTTGGGTAATGTATCTTATACACTCTTAGGTGGACAGGATTATGGTTCAATTCCATCTGGTGAAACAAAAGGTGGAATGAGTGCTACATTAGCCGACTTGATGACATCCTATAGATTGTTTGCCAATAAGGATGAAGTTCAAGTTGATTACCTCATTATGGGTCCAGGATGCACTACAGAATTTGATTCTCAAGCAAAAGCAAATCAATTGCTTTCAATTGCTGGAGATAGAAAGGATTGTATGGCAACCATCAGTCCACATAGAGCAAATGTTGTTAACATCACTAACACTGAGACTCAGACTGAGAATGTAATTAACTTCTTTAGTCCCCTCTCATCTTCATCTTATGGTGTATTTGATAGTGGTTATAAGTATACATTCGACAGGTTTAATAACGAATTCCGTTATGTTCCTTGTAACGGAGACGTTGCTGGACTAATGTGTCGCACAAATATCGTTGCTTATCCTTG